CTTCTTCTGGTATACCATATTTACTATCCACCTCATCAAACACACCAGATCTTTTAATAATCTGTGCTGTGTTTTGTAATTCAGCACCCATAGCTCTTTCAAGACGTTGTTGTTGTAAATCTAATAGTACTTCATTATCACTCATACCAAGAATGTTTTTCTTAGCCCATGTATGTGATACTGGTAATATACCAACTTGTGATTGATCTGATGTTGCGTCTTTATAAAGAGTAACCTTTTCTTTCCATTGTTCAATCTTTAATAAATCTGATTGAGATGATGGGTTGGTTAAACCTAATGTAAAGTTTTCTAATTCATCTTCTAAACCTAAAAGGTATAAATGAATTAAAGCAATCTTATTTAATTCTTGTACTAATGATTTTTGAATTCTATTAATTGTTCTTGCAAAACGAATATCCATTAATGCAAGATTCTTACCATCACCAACAACTTCTTCAAAACCTAAGAATGCCTTAGGTATACGAAGAGCCGCTAATAATTTCTTTTGAATATATTCAATATCCGCAATCTCACCTAAATTTTGAGCACCTGCTAAAGTTTCAATAGGACTTGGTGCCGCTGGGTCACGAACAGGAATGAAATAATCTTGGTCAACCGCCATTTGATTATATCTCATATCTACGTTACCATTACGAGGATCAACTACCTGATCTCTTTTAAATTTATTTGCAACACGTTGTACATATGGCTCAATATCCTTATCGTCCATATTTCCAACAAATATTTTAAATACACGTCTTTCAGGTGCTCTTGATGTTCTGTAAATTAACATAGCATCTTCAGCAAGTAAAAGTTGTTTCCAAATTCTTCTAATCTTATCTAACATAGAAGTTCCATAAGGAAGTTTTCTATCGTCACCTAATAATCTAAAGTGAGCCATTTCCCAAGATTGGAACTCCATATCTTTATTCTTCCATAAAAATCGCAATTCGCGAATTGGAGATTTAATATCACCAGCATTTGGTGTTCTTGTTTGTGCACCCTCCATTCTTTCTAACTCAATGTTAGGTAACTGATGACAACCAACAATACCTCTTTCAGGATCACTTTTTAAATAAACAAAGTTGTCACCATACTTACATACGTTTCTGGCCCACATTTGTAAATTCGTATTAATATCTAATCTATTTTCAAATAGATCTATTAAAACATTTTTAACTCTTTTAGATTCGGAATAAACATTTAGAATATATCCTTTCTCTGACATTGTTGTTGATTCTTCAGCATAGATGTCTAATGCTGCTGACACCTCTGGAGTAAACTCCATAGACTCATAGTCATAATAAGCTGCAAGTCTGTTTGGTTCATAATATACCGATTGGTTATACAATGAATTATCCAGCTTAGCCCATTTGTCAAAAAGGAACTGTGATTGTTGTGCTTGTAATTTTGCTCTTTCAAATTCAACTGGATCGTCAGTTTTCAATAACTCTTCTCTCGAAAAGTTAAATGACGGTGGATTTTGTGCCCCGCTATTTTGAAAACCAAATATCTTGGTTAATTTCTGAAAAACTGTCAAATCTTGATTCGCCATACTATATAAATACTATTGTATTTAATCTAAGCAATTTTTATGTTATTATAAAGCCTTTTTATTTGTTCCGAACAACCAGTTATACTGCTGATATTGTTCTTTTGCTGGTTGAGAACTACTACTCTTAGCATATGGTGAACTATCTACTTGCATCATACCTACTTGATCAAAACTGGTACCATAGGAATAATTTTCTGTTTGAGGTGCTTGGTATGTTCTTTCAGACATAACCCAAGAATCTAACATTGCTTTGTTTTGCTGTTCATTTCTAACTAATTGTGTAAAAGAAATGTCACCAGCATATAATGCAATGGCTATACTCATGATTGAGTCGTCATGTTGACCTTTCATGTGATCTGGTTTACCATTGATATAAACAAAGGTATTAAGTTCATTTAAAAGCCTATTTGATCTAACAGCAAAATCGTGTCTTAATTGTTCCTCAAATGCTGCAACAATTTGTGTTCTTTTATTATTAAAATTGATTCCAGGTATTTTTTCCATCGCTTTGGCATTATATTCCCAAACATTTTTTGTATTAATACCATCAATATATAAATTTTTATAACCTAATTCTTGTAGTTTTCTAGATGTTGCAACACCCATACCTCCGGTAATATCAATAACAATAAATGCATCATATAATATTCCCCATTTATATGCTACAGATGCTAAATCATCTGGTGGCATCTTACCAACATATTCAAGTACTTGTTCTCTAGCGTCAAAGTCAACAATATTAATTGCTGAATAATCATCACTATCACCCCTACTAACATCAACTCCCATAATATATCTATGACCTTGTTCTGGTTCTTTCCATTGCCAAAGTAATCCTTGCATGTATTTTTCCTTTGGTTGTTTGATCATATTTTTAGCAATTTTTTCCATTGTTTCATTTGGAATAACACTATCTCCAGATCCTAAGAAATCACATTCAAGTTCTTGTGCTATTTTTCTTTTGTCATATTTGAATTTTTTAGACATTGATTCAAACCAAGACGAATATGGTTGATAACCTTCATCTAATAACTCGTTATACTTCGTTAAATCAAATTCTTTTAATAACACCTCATCATCATTATATTGCTCTCTATTTAACATATAATGTACAATATCTGGTACCTTAACCCATACTAAGTCTTTAGTGTATCTAGGATCTTTAAACCATCTTAGATCAGTAATATGAAAATCATTAATACCTCTAATCGCTTGCTCATAAACACCGTAATAAATTGGATCATAACCATTTGGAGTAGAGATTAATATAATCTTACCACCCGTTGATAACGATGCCATAGATGCAGCCCAGAAGTCTTCTCCAGCCTCAATATACGCGGCCTCGTCAAATACAAGTACTGTAGGTGTAAAACCACGAAGAGCATCCGCAGATGTTGCTACGGCTTTTACTTCAGATCCGTTATTTAATCTAAATCTACTTTCTGAGTTCTTATCAGGTGAGAAACCAACGTTCAACCATTCTGGCCATTGATCTAAAAAGTGACGAACTTTATTCGCCATTTCAATTGCTGTATCTCTTTTGTTTGCAATGATCAAAACCCTTTCAGGATTTTCTGGTTTTGCTAGTTGTAATTTTTTTGATAACCATGCTGCTGTTACTGTTGTAACACCGGCTTGTCTATATTTTCTAGTAATATTTTCATTATATGTTTCATAATCTTTTAACAACTGTATTTGATCAGGAAACAATTCTAACGGCACAAATTTCTTTTGTGTGTTATCAAAAGTCTGTAGATATGTTCTAAGTGCGTATGGTGTATCTTTTATTATACGCGCATATTCTTTTAATTGTTCTATTTTTTGACTCATACGTATAAATATGAAAAAAGTGGTCGATTTGACCACTTTAACTTAATCTCTTGGTTTATCTATTCCCATACTTTGAAGAAAATCTAGGAAATCGTCATCGTCTGTATTTTCTGATGTAGTCTCTAACGTTTCGTTAAAATCACTCATTGCTACTTTATAATCATAGTCATTAATTTCACCATTAATCATAGTATACAACGACTTCATTAATCTCTTACCGGTATCACTACCAGAAAGAACTTCTCTCATAAAAATTAAAAATTCTTTAGCCGGCTTTGAAACTATAGTCTGAAACATAATTAATTGAATACCAACTTTATCTTCTTCAGTAATAGTATCTTCAGGAAATGAATCTTTAAGCATGTCCCAGATTGCTGGTCCTAATCTAAAGTCCCATATTTCTTTGTTCTTACTATCTTCTTTATCCATTACTCTTTTAGCCAAATCCTTATCTTTTGGTTGACCGTGTAATGCTGAAATAACTTCGTATGTTCCTTTAATTAATTCATGAACTAATATTGGGAAGTTAATTGCTGTTGCAACAACTCTTGGTGGATTTTCAAATGGATATGCTTTTTCTTTACCGGCAACTGGTGGTGTTCCACCGCCTCCACCAACACCCAAACCTCTATTACTTCCTTGCCATAACATAGCATCTGCTGCTGACATTAAAGCACCATACATAGCAATCAATCTTTCTCCTTGACCCGTAATTTCTTGTATTTTACCGGCCGCATAGTGAAACATAAAATGACCCTTAGTTGATGCACCTTGCATCATAGCATTAATCATTCTTCTTTTTGCTCTTTCTAATGTAAAGTCATCCAACTCATCAACAAGTTCTTTTTCTAACTCAACTTCTTCTGGTTCCATCTCACCCTGAGGTGAATTTTTGAATCCTTCACTAGATGGTTGTTCAATTTTTGCTTCATATACAATATCACCCTCTTCAATACCTAATTCTTTCATCACTAACTCAATAGCTAATGCTTCTAATTCTCTTAAATGTCTTGATTCAATTCTTGATACCTCACCTTGCGCTTGCATCATTGTACTAACCAATGTGTGAGCATTTTGTTCTCCAATACCCAAAGACATACCTAAATTTCGTCTAACATTATCGACAATTTGTCTATAGCGTTTAGACGCTAACAATTCTTCAAAATTTGAATGTGGTTGTTCAACGTCCTTAGGGAAGTTAACTTTTTTAAATGTATGGTCCCTGTTCGCCAAATCCCTTTCAACATCGGGATTTGGTCTACTATCTGGTGTGTCAAAGGTCATTGGCATCTCGTTAAGGTTTTCTCTTAACTTCAATAATAACGCTTTTTTTGTTAATTTCATAGTTAAAATTATTCTGCTGCCATAGACATATTAGGTCTACTTATTTTTCTTATTTTAGCTTTTGGATCTGGATCAACCCCAGGCTCCTCATTTGGATTTCTAAAAGGTCTTTTTCTAGGATCATCTTCTCTGGTTGGTTTTTCTCTTGTTGGAGTATCAGGAATCACTTCTGGTTGAGTAGGTGCCTCTTCTGGTTTACCAGCAGATACTATAGAATCGAATGACATAAATTCTGGTAACTTTGGCATTCTTTTTTCTGTTAAGTCTTCAGACACTATTGTGTTCATTTTTGACTTAATTAATTCTACCATCTCTAACTTTGTTGTCATTGTATGGTATTTCTTATCAACCACATTATTAACCCACTCTTTAATTTGTTTAAGACCTTTTAATGATTTTACTGATTCATTTGTATCTCTATTATACCACATTTTTGTCTTTTCACTCCAGCGATAACCTAAATTCAAAGCCGCTTCAGCAAACCCATCGTCATCAAAATCGTCGCTACCGTACTCACCATAATCCCATCCCATCTCAGACATAGCATTGTATAATTCCTCATCAGTTTGCCCTTCTTTCTTCTTTGATTTATATGTTTTCTTTTTACCCTCTTCTTTAACTTCCGCTGGTTGGTTTTTCAACGCATCTGGGTTCTTCAATGCTGTATTTAAAGCTGCAATATCTTTTGGATCTTTGCTGTTATAAACTGTTTTAGTTGTTGTAACTGTTTGAGCCTCTTTTAATATTTTATCAGCAAATTTCTTCAACTGATTATCATTAAATTTAACTAATGTTTTTTCTGAAAAACCTTCTTTAATTAGTTTTTCTATTGTTTCCGGTCTATTCATTTTAATTTATATTTAATTTCTTCGTTAATTAATCTAAGTCCTTTTGTTGCTAATTTTTCAGTTACACTATCTAATTCTTCAGCAAAATGAAAAGAAATCCTAATTGGTCTTTCTTCCGCCTCCATATCAAATGATTCCCATCCTAAAGCAACAATTCCATCAACCGCATCAATAACACCAAAATAATCAGAATTCTGTACTAATTCAAGTTTTAAATCAGAATTCTTAAGTAAACCAACTAAATCAATTGATTCTACTTCTGGTGGTATCGCCCTACCGGCAGATGGAATTATAAACCATTCTTCAACTAACGTATCAGGGTCATTACCAAAGATAAATTCGTATTGTCTTTGGCCTTTATAGTCTTGACCTAGTTCGTTAATGTATAGAAGGTACATTTATTCAAAATATTTACTTAATGTTGTATTAATACTTTCGTTAATATCTTTTAATTCAGGTGTTATATCCATGTCATCCGAATCTTCAGAATCTTCAGGTCTAATTTTAGTACCATCAGGTAACATAAACCTAGGTTTTAAACCTTTATCTCTTCTTTCAAAATCTTCCTCATCATATGAGTAATATTCGTCAATATCTGACTCACCACCATCTTCAAAATCAAAATATAATTCATCTAAAGCTTCTTCATGAGTTTCTTCCTCACCACCAAGTTTTGAATTAATAAGTTCTTCTAATTTAGACATTCTTTCAGCTAGATCATCTTCAGGTGCAGGTACTGCTTCATCAGATTCTGGTTCCATATCTGGACCTTCATCATCTGCTGGCATATCTTCAGCTCCCATTTCTTCTTCATCTCTATCGAATTTCTTACCAATTTCTTCAATGTCATCTTCTTCTAACTTATCTAAATCAACAGCTGATATAATCATGTTTAAAACATACTTAATATCGTCACTTTCCATTTTAGGTTGTTGATCTCTAAGTTCTTGACCTAATTTACCAGCATACTTTTGAATTTCAGCCATATAATCAGAACGCTTACTTTCTTCTGGGCTTTGTGCTTCTGGTGCAGTATCATCTACTGGTAATTCAGCATCCATAGAATCAGCCGGAGCTGCTGGCGCTGGTTCAGCATCAGATGGTGGCATTGATGGTGCTGAAGCAGAATCAACTGCTGGCACTGGCATCGGAGCCTCCTCTTGTGATTTGTTTGTCTTTAGGACATACTTTGTAATATCTTCATTCATTAATTCTTGACCCTTTAAAAGTTCTAATCTTTTAAGAGCTTCAGCATATGAACTAAATTTGTTTTTATTTTTCATGAACATACCACCAATATAATCTAATGATGATTCGTTCAATCCCTTTTTTACATAATAACCGTCTTTTTCTCTTACGATCCCATAAACACCATTCTTGCTTTCCTTAACTAATTCAGCTTTAGATGTATTTTGTTTAGACGATTTTTGATTGTAGTAAGTTAACTCAAGAATTCTTTTGAATTTGTCATCCCCTTGTAATTTCTCAC